CCGCGCCCTCGACCGCGCCCCCGACCGCGCCCTCGACCGCGCCCCCGACCGCGCCCCTGACCGCGCCCCCGACCGCGTCCCTGACCGCGCCCCCGACCGCGCCCCTGACCGCGCCCCCGACCGCGTCCCTGACCGCGTCCTCGACCGCGTAGCGCTTCTTGAGGCGCCCGGTCGGCGTGAGCCGGGCGAGCGCGGACGAGGCGATCGGGGCCGCCAGGGCGAGGACGAGCGGCGAGCTGACGGGCACGACGATCCGCGGCTCATCCAGGCCGGCGTAGCGGTAGCAGGCCCGGGCGGCTGGCTCGAAGCGCGCCAGGTCCATCGGCTCGGTGGACAGGCCGATGTCGATCCACCTGCGCGCCCAGCCCGGCATCTGGGCGCGCTGCTCGTCGGTCAGGAACGCGATCGCCTTGACCATCGCCGGCCGCCCCTCAGTCGACGACGGGGCGGGCCGCCATGTCGCTCGACCACTCGCGGCCGATGACGACGCGGTACTCGCCCGGAGCGATCTGGACCGCGCCGTGCTCCTCGTGGGTCAGGGTGGCGCCCGAGCCCACGATCCGGAGGAACCGGGCGTTCTCCGCGTCGGTCAGGAGCGTCGCCTCGGGAGCGGCGATGGCATGGGCGTGGCCCGTGACCTCGCCGTAGGCCAGGATGACGCGGCCGGCGTCGCGGTCGACCGGCTGGGCGCCGGCCGGGATGGTGGCGGGGACGAGCATCACGTCCCCCTGGCGGAGCGGCTGGGTCACTTCGGACCTCCTCTTCGAATCCGCGGACGACGTGCCCGCACTGGTGCGCTTCATGACGTGGCGACCTCCGTTCGGTGGATCGGGGTGGGCGGCTGGATCAGCGGCGCCGGGCCGGGGTCGACGACGAGCCACGGATCGCCGAGCAGCTCGCAGCGCTCCCGGCAGGCGCTCCGGTCACGGCACCGCGGCAGGGCCTCGAAGCGGCGGCCGTCGATCGGCTCCCGCCATTCGACGAGCGACACGCTGACGTCGGAGATCCCGCCACAGAGCAAGCACGCTTCGGTCCTGGTCATCCGACCGGCTCCTCGACCCGTCCGGCCCGGTAGGCCGCGACGCGCTCCTCGAGCGTCTGGAGTGTCTCGAAGCCGGCGCGCTTCTCAGCCGCCAGCGCCTGTCGGGGCGACGTGCCCCGGTCCCGAGCGCTCGTGCTGGTCTGCCTCGGGCTCGTGCCCAGCTGGCGTGGGCTCGTCCCGTTCGCTCGATGCCCCCGCTCGGCGGGGGGAGGGGGTGACGATTCCGAATCCGAATCCGTAGCGTTACGACCACGATACGAGCGGGACGCGGCAGGACGCGGAATTCCGCGAAGGGACGCGCAGGTGCTGAGGTGCTCATCGCGGGTCCCGAAGGTGTGGCGACCGCTCTGAATCCGGTGCCGCTCCATCGTCGGGACCAGGCCGTGGAGCTCGCAGTCGAGGAGCACGACGCGCCCCTCGGCGACCAGGCGATCGACCGCCTCACGAAGGTGTCGCTCGCGTCGACCGACGGGCTCGAAGCGGTAGAGCTCGCCCGCCATCTCGCGCGGCCGCCACTCGAAGTAGCCGGCGTCGTCGGCGAGGCCCCAGAGCCCCATGAAGGTGAGGCGGACCGAAACCGGCAGCCGGGCCATGATCTCGTCGGCCCAGAAGCCGGGGCGGATGAGACGGGTCCGCATCATGGCCGTCGCCTCGGGCGCAGGCCGTAGGCCGCGAAGAGCTCGTCCTCGGTGAGGCGCCGGCTCGGGGGCTCGGGCTCGACGGGCAGGCGGTAGCCGGCCTCCGTCCGCCGGCGGGCGAGCTCATGCTGGACGACGCGCTCGGGCTGCAACGTCGTCGGGCCCCGGCGCTGGACGCCGATCATGCCGGCGCCTTCGGGCGACGTCGATCACGAGCCTGGTAGTGGACCGTCCGGTCGCTCTTCCGCTGTCCACAGCCCGGCCGTGCGCAGAAGCACCCGCCGTTGCAGACGTGGCCAGGGCGCTCGGCGTCCGTGATCGGGAACGGCACGAAGTCGTGCAACTCGCTCCACGCTGGCACCTTCGGGCGGACCACGAGCGTGACGAGCCACTGGCCCGGTGTCTCAGCCTGGCGGGCGCCCGCGACTGTACGGAGGGTCCAGCCCTCGGCCCGGCAGGTCTCCTTCGCCCGCCCGATGGCGTCGGCCGAGCTGGCCGCGAGGACGCGGTAGTGCCACCAGCGGTCGCGACCGTCGAGGTCCATCGGGATCTCGCGGCCGCCGCGCGTGTAGCCGCCGTAGCTCCGGCGACCCCGGTTGAGCTTCGCGACGGACGGCTGACGGCAAGTCGCGCGGCGTGGCCCCGTCGTGAACCGGCACGGGCGCGCCTGGTCCGTCGGAACGAGGGCCCATCCGTCGTCGGGGACGACGACCCACTCGAGGCCCTCAGGGTTGTCGACATCGGGCGGCGCCGGCCGATACGTCACGGCCGCACCGCCTCGAGCATCAGCGTCCAGCGGTGCCGGAACGTGCCGGGCTCGGCGTTCACCAGCTGACCCACGATCGCGGCCGCCTCGCCGGCGTTCGCTAGGGTGCGGTGGCCGAAGACGAGCTCGTTGCCGGCCAGGATCGAGGCCGGCGCCATGCCCTCGAAGATCTGGGCCAGCGTCCGGCGCTGCTCGTCGCTCACCGGCAGGAGGGCCCACGGCTCGCCGGCCGCCCGGCCCGCCGCCTCCCGGATGTCGCGCCCGAGCTCGGTCAGCTCGATCCCGTCAGTCGCGTCGACGGCCGTCCCGTCGACGACGACCGCGTCCTCGGGATCCACGCCGGCGAGCGGTGCCCGGAAGTCCGACGCGTCGGGCAGCGGCGCGCGCGGCGGCTCAAGGAGGGTCGCGCGGCCCATGCCGAGGCGGGGCACGGGGGCGCCGGCCGAGGGCAGCTCGACGAGGTCGCTCATGCGGGTCTGGACGAGCTCGATCGTCGGGACGGCGTACCGGTTGGTCGGCTGGCCAGGCACCTTCTTCTCGCGCTGGTCGAGCCGGAGCCGCGCCGGCAGTAGGAGGCCGCGCGCCGTGGCGGCCGCGAGGATGTCGGCCATGCCGGCCAGCTCGACCGCGGCGTAGTAGCCGTGCGATTCGAGCAACCAGACCCCGATGTCGGGCAGCTGGGGCAGCATCACCCGGAGGCGGGTCGTCGGCTTGCAGGCCTCGCCCTTGGCGGCCAGGTCGTTCCGCTCGGTCGGGTCGGCCGGGCACTCGCACGGTCCCATCGTCAGGACGTTCTGCTCGCCGGTGCAGCGCCGGAGACAGCCGCCGCCGGCCCACAGCTCGTACCACTGGCTGACGAGCTCGCCGGGCGGGATGACGATGTCGATGGCGTCCCGCTCCGTCGTCACCTGGAACTGGCGCCCTTCCCAGGGCTCGACGGTCCCGCCGAACTCCTCGGCGGCGTGCTCGACGAGCTCCCGCGTCGACGACGTCAGGCGGAACGTCTCCAGGCGGATCGGGACCTTCTTGCCGCCCTTGCCCGGCCTCGAGCTGCCCGTCCGGATCCGGCCGAGCTCGCGCATCTGTCGCTGGAGCGTGACGATGGGCATCAGTCGCCCGCCTTCGTCCAGTGGATGATCGCGACGGGTCGCGTGAAGCCGTCCCACTCGCCCAGGTAGGTCGCCCGGTCGTCAACCCCGACCCCGAGCGCCAGGAGACGCGCCTCGAAGGCGCCGCGACCGGCGTCGGTCCCGCCGTCGCGGTGAAAGCCGACGACCTGGCAGCCGCTCGAGCGGCCGAAGTGCTGGACGGCGTCCGCATGGACCGACGCGGCCAGGTCCCGCTCGAGCTCCTCGACGAGGATGCCCTCGGCCGCATCGCCGACCCGGACAGAGAGGTGCAGCACCGGCATCACGCGGCGCCTTCACGCTGGAGGCGGTCGTACGCCTCGAGGCAGCCACGGAGCTCGATGACAGCCTGGCGCCGCTCGTAGTACGGCAGGCCCTTCCGGTTGACGAAGGTCGCGGCCGCGGCCCGGCGCATCGCAGCGATCAGGAAGCGCGCCTCCGGCGACGGATCCCGGTGGAGGCGGGATCGCGAGAGCAGCTCGCCGAGCCGCCGGTGGAGCTCGCGACGCTCGGCGTACCGGACCGCGCTCGAGAGGTTGGCTATCGGACGCCAGGCGAGATCGCGGGCCACGTCGATCGCCTCGGCCATGGTCGGGCTCACGGCGGGAACCCCAGCCGGCGCTGGGTCTCGACCCACTGCGCGACGTCGAAGGACATGCCGTCATCGACAGCGCGGGCGCCGGGGAACTTCCGCTCGTATGCCTGGTTGAGGTACTCGGCCTCCTCGCCCATGACCCGTCGGGTGAGCGCCTCCTGGTCGACGACCTTCGCCTCGAGCAGGATCCGGGTGAGCGCGTTGACCTCGGCCCGCAGGAGGATCGTGACCTCGCGGTGATCGCGGACGGCCTCGGATTCGCCGTCGCCGCGCAGCCTCGTGCCGAGCTGCCAGCCGGCGAAGACCGAGCGCCACTTCGCCAGCCGCTGCAGGCTGGCGTTCGCGACGCGTGCGATGGTGGGATCGAGCTCGCTCACTCCTCGTCAGCCCACAGCCCGATGACCAGGCGCGACGTCGCGTCGGCGGTGAAGCTGACCGACCGCGCGGCGACCGGCTTGCGCTCGATCCGGAAGCGCCCGACGCGGATCGCGGTGCCCTCGGCGATCTCGTGCTTCGCGGCCGCGTCCTTCGCGTCCTCGTGGGCGTTCTTGTAGGCCTTGCTGATCTCGGCCTTGTCGTCGTAGAGCCGGAGCCGCTTCTCGAGCAACCCCTGAAGGGGGGGGTCATCTACGACCCGCTCGTCCATGCCGATCTGCTCGACCGACCTCAGTTGCCGCTGTGCCATCAGGCCGCCTCCTTCGCTGACGCGAACACCGGGGCGCCGAGCACATGCCCGGCGAGCTCGCGGTTGAACCGATAGACCTCGCGGGCGTGCAGGAACGCGCGATAGACCGGCTCGTCGATCTGGACGAGCCGGAGCGCGTAGCCCGTGGGCGTCAGGTGGAGCACCGCGCCGAGGTCGACCCGCGGCAGCGGCAGCTGGGTCACGCCATCGGGCAGGCCCACGAACTCGGACCGTGCGTAGGCCGCCAGCTGGAGGGCGACGGTCGGGTACACCGCCCGGCCCGACTTGTAGTCGACGACGATCGTGACCAGGCCGTCGACGGCCGCGGCGTCGTGGAGCCAGCCCGGGATGTCATCGCCTGCCGTGCCGGCCGCGAGGAGAGCCGCGAGGACCATGCGCCCGGGCAGGTCGATGATCGCGTCGAGGGTGCCGGCGTACGCCTGGGTCCGGTTGAAGACCGTCGCCTCGGTCGCCAGGTACGTCGGCCGGCAGTCGGCCAGGAAGCGGCCGAAGGCGGTCATGTGCCCGCGGAGGCGCTCGGGCCACTCCGGCATCGGGAGCCCGTGGGCATACGCGTCGCCCGATGCCAGGGCGAGCCCGCGGACGAGCGTGTCGGCCTCGGAGTGGACGTCGCTGCCGAGCTCGGCCGCCGTGTCGCGGATCCGCTCCGGCTGGCCCTTGAGCCAGCGGGCGACGAGCTCGAGCTCGTCGAGGCGCTCGGCCTTCTTGATCGACGTCAGCTTGCCCGCCGCCTGGAGGGCCGCGACCCACTCGCGCCCCGACCGCATCCAGCGCCGGCGCAGCGTCGAGGCCCTCGAGTGCGGGCGCATCGTCTCGAGGTCGGCGATGACCAGGTCGGCGACCGTCTTCGCGGCCCACGGGACCAGGTACTTCGGGACGCCCCCGTCGATCACAGTGGTGACCGACCAGTAGCCCTCGGGCGGATCGCCCCAGAGGTAGAAGCGGTGCGACCCGTCGGCGCGGGCGAGGACCGGATGACGGCTCACGGGCGGACCGCGCTCGACCGGGTCCGGATCCGCGCGCGCCAGGTTCGGCCCTGCTCCTGGCCGTCAGCGACCAGGTCGACCCCGTCGTGCGGGATGGCGGTGAGGACGAGCCCGCCGTCCTCGATCTCGCGGATCGTCAGGACGACGGCGGCCGTGCGGACCTGGAAGTCGCGCCCGACGTCGACGAAGTCGGGGGCGGGCGGGATCTCGGTCACCGGCTCCACTCCGCGCCTCCTCATCGACTGCCAGGGGTTGATCCCGGGCGACGACCTCCACGCCGTCGCCCGGGTGCCAGGGGGATCAGCCTCCGGCGAGGCTCAGGAGCAGCTGCCCGTCCGCCCGCGGGCCCGAAGGCTCAGCGGCTGTGTGGACGAGGCCGACCGCGTCAGACGGCGCGGGAAGGTGTGACACGAGCGCTCCGCTGTCAGCCTCCGTCGACGCCGGCTCCGCGGCAGGGTGACGGCGCGCGCGCTGGCGGCAGGTGGCGTCGCAGGTGAGGCGGCGCTGGCCGTGGCGCCCTGGGGGGATAGGGCTGCCACAGCCAGCGCAACGCCCGGTCGCCGGCTCGGGGATGGCCGCGGCTGGTTCAGGGCCAGTCGCGGCCGCCGGCGTCGAGGGGAGGCCCGGAACGCGCACCGGCGCCTCGGCCTGGGCCTGTCCCTGCTCGACGGCCCCCGTCGCCGGTGCAAGGTCGGGCCCAGGCCGGGACGTCGGTACCCGGCCGGCCAGGATGTCGAGGAAGTGGTGGGCGTCGGCCTGGCGATCGAAGAGCGCGATCGCCGGCTGATAAACGACCCGGCCGAAGAGCTGCCAGGCGACGCCGAAGCGGGTCCGGCCGCCGAGGCCCGACGGCGAGCCGTTGACGAGGCGGCCGCCTGGCTCGTGCTCGACGACCGCGACGATCGACGACGCGCCGACCGGCGGGATGATGCCGCGCGCCAGGCGCTCGAGCTCCGCGGTCGTCATCGCCCGAACCACCGGTCAGCCCAGCGGTCGAGCCGGTCGGGCCCGACGAGGGCGTAGCCGCCGGCGAGGGCGAGCATGAAGAGCGAGACCGCCAGGACGACGATCACCAGATCGCCTCGAGCGACGCGCCGATGACGCCGAAGGCCCACAGGAACGTCGCGACGAAGAGCGCGGCGCCGACGATCAGGACCGCCCGGGCGAGGGCCCGCAGCATCGACAGTCGCTCGGCGCGGCGGGTGCGCGAGCTCCGGACGTGGAGTCGGTAGTACGCGTCGGAGCGGGCCATCACCAGGCTCCGGTCAGGCGCCCGAGGGCGAAGATGACGAGGCCCCAGAAGATCCCGAGGCCGAGCGTGAGCGCCGTCCAGGTCAGGCCGCGGTCGCTCACAGCGGACCGCCGGAGAGCTCGCGGGCCCGGAGGTTCGACAGCCAGGCCGGCTGCTCGGGCAGGTTGCAGAAGCCCCAGGTGTGTGCGCCGCGGCGGTGGAAGTCCTCGGGCCCGTGCGGGTCCGTCCGCGTGCAGCGATCGCCGTTCGGGGCGACGGCCAGGCAGGGCTCCGACTGGCGCTGGGCGATCCGTTCGGCGAGCGTCATGCCGGGATCTCCACCGGCGGGCGGTCGTCGCGGGTGATGCCGTACTCGGCGAGCCAGGCGCTGATCGCCATCCGGCTCACGCCCAGGGCCGCGGCGATCTCCTGCTGGGTGTGCCGCTTCGCGACGTAGAGGTCGCGAAGGACCTCGGCGACCTCGCGGCCCGTGCGCTGGCGCACCAGTTCCTTCGCGTAGCCCTTGCGTCCGTCGTGCATGGACGTAACCTAGCAAATCTGACGGAGACATGCAAGAGGTACTTTTGACGCTCGCCGTTGATCCTGTCCGGCAATCTGTGCTGTGGTTCCAGCCGCGACGGACACCTACTGTCCTGTCAGTGACCGACGATCAGCAGACCTACAAGCGCGCCTTCGCGGCGACGCTCATCGGGAAGCGGATCGGGCACGGATCCCAGAAGACCGTCGGCATCGCCGCCGGCACGAGCGAGGCGACGTATCGGCGATGGGAGGATCCGGACGAGCCGCACCTGCCGGATGCCTGGCAGATCAAGAAGCTCGCCGAGCTCTTCGAGTGCGAGCCGATCGAGCTCCTCGAGCCCGAGGCGCTCAACGCCCGGGAGTGGGCCCTGACGAAGCGGGCGGCGAAGGCCGCGGCGCGGGGCGCTGCTCGAGCCGAGCGAGACGCGCCCGAGCCTTCCTGACGGCGCGCTCCGAGGCGCGCTCGATCTCGGCCTCCATGTCGGCGAGGATCTGCTCTCGGGTGCGAGGCTTCTGGGTCATCTCGGGACCCTCCTGGCTCGTCGCCGGCGGGACCCTGATGTCCTCGAGCGTGTCAGCATCGGCCGCTCCCGACCGTAGCGCAAGGTACTTATCCGCCGCTCACCGAAGATCGTTGTGGACGAGCCGTGCCAGCTCTTGTGGCACCGCCTGTGGATAACTGGGGGAGGGGAGCGATGAACGATCCCGAGGGCATGACCGACTGGAAGCGGTTCGCGCTCCTCATTTTCGGTCTGGTCATGCTGGCGGTCGTCGTCTTCGTGTACCTCGCGGTCAAGGGCGACATCGCCCGGATGATCTAGGGGTGGCCAGGCCACGTGGCACGCAGCTCGCGGCCATCGTCGCGTGGGTCACCGTCGGCGCGATCGTCGGGGTCTCGCAGGTCCAGCCACTGGTCCGAGCCGCCCTGGCGCCGGCGACGCCGGCCTGCGACCGGGGGGTCGAGCTCGACGTGCGCGAGCTACCCACGGGCGACCCCTACGCCGTCCGCGAGGCCCATCCGAACCCGATCGTGGTCGACGGCACCCTCCACCCGGGATCGACCGCCCAGACGGGCCTGACGTTCCTCGCCTGGGGGCGGACCGAGGAGGCCAGCGCGATGCTCGAGCTCCTAGAGGCGGCCACGGTCGACGTCGACGGCTTCACGCTCCTGCCGTACGGCTTCGACTTCGCCGGCGGCGGCTACACGCTCGCCGCACCCTGGTACTCGGCCATGGATCAGGGCCAGGCGCTCTCGCTCGCGGTCCGGCTCGGCGATCGCCAGATGGCCGAGCGGCTCCTGCCGGCCCTCCTCGGCCCGTCGCCGGTCGCACGCATGACCGCAACGGGGCTGTGGCTCGAGGAGTATCCCGACGACCCGCCGGACCCCGTCCTCAACGGCGCGATCTTCGCGGCATACGGCCTGTACGACGAGTGGGCCGCGACCAGGTCGGAGGCGGTGCGCGCTGCCCTGGTCTCCGCCCTGGGCGCGATCCGGGCCGACCTGGGGCACTTCCGCCAACCGGGCCGGATGCCGTGGTACGACCTCGAACATCGGAGCGAGATCGGCCCGTCGTACGTCGCGGTCTACCGTTCCCAAATGGCCACCCTCGCCGCCATGACGGGCGACCCGTGCTTCGCCGAGATGGGCGCGGCGTTCGAGTACGACTGGCGCTAGCGCCGACCCGTCGCCCGGATCCCGGTCGAGAAGTCATTCTGGCTCGTGTAGGTCGGCCCCTGGAGCCAGACCCCCCGGACCGCCGCGGGATCGGGCGCGCCGCGGACCATCGCCGGGTACATCGCCGCCTCGCCATCATCGACGGAGATGGGGATCCCGGCCGGCCAGGTCGCGCCGTCGTCGGGGCTCTTGACATCGAACATCCGGAAGGGTGAGCCGAGGTCGGACACTTCGCGCCGCGAGACGAGGAGCCGGGCGAGGTTGAGCGGGTCGATGACGAGGCCGCCCTCCGTGAACTCGAAGGTGAGTGCCCCGATGTCCGCCGCCACGGTTGACACGGCCCACGCGCCGCCGGCGTTCGAGCGTCCGTAGAGGTAGTCCTCGTCCTCCCCGATGTGCCCGGAGGGGGTGCCGGTCTGGACGAACCAGACAGCCGCCAGGTCGTCGCCCACCTTCTTGATGTCCGCGGGGGCCCGGACGCCGGCGGATGCGCCGTCGTAGACCTGGGTCATGTTCGCGAACGCGACAGGGAACCCGCCGCCGATCGCGGTGCCGTCCGTCTTGAACGGCGACCCACTCTCGACATAGAAGTGGAACAGGTCCGCGAAGTCCTCCGCATAGCTGCCGTTGATCGCCAGGACGTCGAGCCGGGTCGAGCTCGAGCGATGGCTGCGGCCGTAGGCCCTGACGCCGGAGAACAGGGTCGTGAGCGCGCTCCAGGAGGCGCCGTCGTCGCTCGAGGTCGCGATCGACCAGTAGCTCGTGCCGGCGTTGTCGTTCCGGAGGAACAGGAGGACGCCGCCGGCCGCCCCGAACGGGTGGAGGTCGGGGTAGGTGTACGTGTTCCCGCCGAGCTGCGAGTCCAGGTCGGTACGGGCCGCCCAGCCGCCGGCGATGAGCGGGTCGGCTCCGAGCGTATTCACCGTGACCCGCTGGTAGACGTGCGTCGACTGGTGCCCGACATGGATCGCGAGGAGCCGGCCGTCGGACCGCTGCCAGAGCGCCGGCGCGTTGTGCTGGTCCGCAGGAGACCAGAATCCGTCGGCCTCGAGGTCGGAGATCGTGACCGAATCCGGATCCGCGTCGGGCACGATCGCGAGCGACACACCGCCGGCGTTGTTCGTAAAGCCGACGTAGGTGTGGTCGCCGAAGTGGTGGGCGTTGCCCCACGGCCAGGCGCCCTCGGGGGCGGCGGTGAGCGCGACTGTCGTCTCGGCGCGGAGGAGCTTGCCGGTCGGTCCGAAGAGAGCGCGGACGGCGGTCACGGCGTCAGTCCAGGCACTCGACGAGGATCTGCCGGAAGCGGAAGTTGGCCGTGCCGGAGGGATAGCGGGCGTACTTCGCGGTGAAGGTCGTCGAACCCGGCGTCAGGCCCTCGAGCACCGTGACCCGTGTCCCGGCGATGGTGTTGTCGCTGCCGGTGACCCACAGCTCCACACCCTTGCCGAAGGCCGCCGCGATCGTGTTCGCACCCGACACCGCCACGCACATCGCGGCGGCCATCGTGGCTCCGCTGTAGGCGCCACACGAGACGGTCACCCGGACCTTCGTGTTCACGGTGAGCGTGACGGCCGGGCCAGCCGTGGCGAGGTCACCGAACGAGCCGCTCGAGGTGCTCTCGTCCGTGTCGACCGTGTCCACGTCCCAGGCCAGCGGGGTAGGGGTGGTGGGGTCGGCCCACTCCGTGTCGTTGTCGGCGTTCGAGGCCTTCGCAAGCACCTGCCCGGTCGTACCGCCAGCGGGCACGCCCAGCCCGTCTGCGCCATCGGCGCCGTCGACACCGGCCGGGCCCTGTCGCCCGTCGACCGTCGCGACGATGCGAGTGCCAGCGTCGATCGACTGGAACTTGATGATGTCGACCGCGTCCGGATCGGTCGACCAGACGGGCTCGCCAGCCTGTCCCCAGTCGACTGCGGCAGCGAATGTCGGGGCGAACGGTCCGCCTGCGCCGGGCTGGATGAACCAAACGACCACGATCCCGACATCGGGCGCAGCCGGCCAGCCGGTGAACGTCATCGCCGCGTTCGCGGTCAGGTCCACGGTCTGGACGTCGCCGTCGGCGAGGTCGAGCTCGAGCGCGGCGCCCGACGCGCCGGCGTCGAACGACGTCAGCGGCGGCGCGTCGGCACCATCGGCCCCGTCGGCGCCTGGCGTGCCGGCGGCCCCGACGAGCGGGTGCGTGACGTCGTCGGAGCCCTTGTAGGCGGGCTCGTGGAGCACGTCGTCCGCGAACACCCGGATCTTGCCCGCCGCGGGCGCCGGGATGGTCGCATCGTCGACCTCGGTCAGCTGGATCGCGCTCATCTAGTCCACCTCCAGGAGGAAGCCGTCGACGGCCAGCGTCCCGCCGGGGTCGACCTCGATCGTCATGGCGAAGAGGGCCTGCTTGAACTCGGGCACGGTGAAGGTCTCGCCGGCGTCGATGAAGTAGGGGACGAACGGGTCGATGCCGCCCGTCTCCGCCCGGAACGCGATCCCGCCGGCGCCGTCGGGCGCGGCAACGAGCGTGTCGTCGAGCTCGGCCGTCGAGATCCGCTCGAGCGGGAGCAGTCCCGTGTGCTCGGTCCCGTCGTGGGCGTGCTGGCCGGTCTCGAGAATGGCGTTGCCACCACCCACGGTCGAGCCGCCGGCACTACGGCGGGCGCCGACGAACTCGATCGCGTAGTTGCGGACGCTGCCCGAGCGGGCCATCAGTACGCGGCCTCCCAGGGCAGGAGGGCCATGACGGCCAGGAACGTCCCGGCCTCGGCGTCGAGCTCGGTCCGGAGGGTGTCGACCATCCACTCGCGCTCGGCCTCGTCGATCGACGCGACCGGATCGTCGATCGCGACCATGTCGCGGAGCTGCTGGGCCGGGTTGCCGATCGTCCCGACGTCGAGCGTCACCCGCCGCTGCGAGTAGCGGGCGAGCAGGCGGGTCGCCGATTCGGTCGCCTGGGCGATCGAGGTGATGACCTTGAGGTCGAACGTCAGGCGCCGGATCTCGTAGGGGTGGGGCGGATTGGCGTCGTGGGTGAGGTCGTGGGTCCGGTCGCCGATGAGGGCCGCGGCCCCGAGCTCGTCCTCGAGCTCGACGTCGGCGACGACGACGGCCACGGTCTCGTCCACCGGCTCGACGAGGGCGAACTTCCAGACCAGGCCGAGGTCGTCGCTGCAGGCGTACAGGTCGGCATGCGTCGTCGTGTCCATCTCGCCGCCGAGGATGTTCGTGCCGGCGGTGCTGATGACGCCCGACCCCACCCCGAGCGCGTTGGTCGGATCCACCGTCGTCGGGTCGCTCTCGTCGACGAGGAGGAAGCGGTTCCCGCCCGACATGCCGTAGAAGAACGTCAGGAGCGTCGTGCCGTCGACCGCGATCCCGGTCGGGTTCGTCTGGGCGACCGCCTCGAAGGTGACGGTGTAGGAAGCGATGCTCGAGCCGTCGGCCTTCGAGTGCTTGTGGATCTTGTCGGTGTCCCAGTTGGCCAGCCAAATGAAGCTCGCCGAGACCTTGATCGAGGTCCAGCGGCCGTTGGCGATGTTGTAGGTGGCGAGGATCGCCTGGTCGGACCGCCGAACCTTGTGGATCTTGTTGCCGGTCGTCGAGCCCGTGTATTTCCAGGGGGCCTCGAGGATCCAGTAGATCGCGCCGTCGGACGGGTCGCCCGAGACGCCGAGCGGGTGGGTGATCCCGGTGAGCGTGACGGAGCTGACGATCGAGCGATCGGACTGCAGGAGCTTGTAGAGCTTCTTCGTCGAGCGGTCGAGCACGTAGAGGTGCGTCGGATCCGCGGCGTCGTAGAACAGGCCCACGGGCAGCGCGATCGCGTTCGTGTGCCAGGTCTCGGCCCAGGCCGGCTTGTTCGTCGTGAGCGGGCCTCGGACCTTGACTCGGGTCGCGAGGTCGTAGTCGTCTCCGGCGAGGTCGAGCTCGGTCAGGTCCTCGCCGACCCGGTAGGTGTACGAGGGCTCGTCGGGCACCTCGGTGTCGCCGCCGCCGAGCCCGGACGGGGCGAACCGGATGATGCCGTCCTCGTCGGCCCACAGCTCGTAGCCCACGAGGTCGGTGAGCCGGTTGATCCCGAGGATCGCCTCGGCCCAGCTGATGCCGTCGGGCAGGACGTACTCGTCGACCATGTAGGACGTCGGGCTGATGGCCCGGTCGGTCGATGCGATCCCGGCCATGTCGAGGATGACCCCGACGATGTCGGAGACCTCCATGTTGAGGAAGACCCCGTTCGCCGTCGTCCGGACGGCGCCGTCCTCGTCTGCCCCCTGGGGGGCCGCGGCCGAGAAGCTCTCGACTAGGAGATGCTTCATCCGGTCGCGACAGGTGATCGTGATGATGCCCGGATCCGCCGACGGGTCCTCGTGCTCAAGGATCTTGTCGATGACGCCCGTGAACGTGCGGACCTCGTTCGCGACGTCGCCGTACCACTCGTACGCCTTGATGACGTTGCCCTCGATGGCGACCGCCTGCGACGGGTAGCGGCTCAGGGAGCCGTCGGCGTTGTCGAGTTCGACCGTCATCGCGGCCGCCGACATCTTCCGGGCCTTGTCGATCGAGATCCGACGCACCTGCTGCTCGAGGACCACGCCGAGTTCGACGTGATGCTCCGAAAGGAAGAGGACAGACGAGATCGCGTTGTGCTGGATCCGCTGGACGTCGACTCCGGTCTCCGTGCCGTCCGAGATCTTGTAGGCCACGCTCGCCGCATCGAGTCCGGTCGCGAGGTTGCCCGGCGCATCGATGTAGGCGATCTCCGTCCAGCCTTCCGGCCAGATGAACTCCTGCACGAGCCCGCTGCCCGCGCCGGTCGTCCCGGACGAGTACGCGATCAGCACGCTCCCCTCGGTCGCCGGGAGCATGTCGTCGAACGAGCACGAGAGCGTCGGGTCGTCCATCGGGGCGAACTGCGCGTAGGCGCTCCCGATGTGAGCCGGGCCCGAGCCGCTCCGGCGGAAGGCGAGCTGAGCAGCGAGCCAATGGACCGGGGCTGCCGTCTCGAATACGTCCGCGTACGGGCTAGCCGGGGCGCTCACGAATCGCTGGTGCATCCCGTAGCGGAACTCGCCGTCCGGATTGCTGAACGAGCTGACTTCGTCGAGGAGCGTCGTCCACTCGGCGGGTAGGGTGAGCGCGCCGCCGGGGCGCGTCTGGATGAACGCGATGAGCTCGATCCCTTCGCCGGAGGCTGCGACGGAGGGCAGCGCGAAACTGTCCGACACGACGTCCGCGCCGGTCGCCGCCTGACCCGTGTCGAGCAGCAGCGGCGCCGTCTGTGACGAGATCTCGATCCGGCCCCGGAAGCCGGACGCGCCGGCGAGGAACTTCGACTTCAGGATCGCCTCGAGCTCGGGCGTGATCGCTCGCACGTCAGGATCCCGGCGGGACGGGCTCGGACAGCTCCTGGAGCGTGAGGCTCGCCTCCCACGTGCCGCCGGGCCGGAGGGCCGCCCGGAGCTCGAGGACGCGGACGTCCCGGTCGTTGCCGTCGTGGTCGGTGAAGGTCACCGTCGCCGAGGATTCGTCATAGCCGACCAGGTCGTCCTTCTCGTCGGTGGTCAGGGCAGCCAGCGTGAGCGTCGCCTCGCGGTAGCCAAAGCTGCCCTCCATGAGCACGCTGTTCCCGGTGGCCGAGGTGCCGTCGCCGAGGAGCGGGACGACGCGCTTCCGGGCCGGGAAGGCGAAGCCGGAGTAGGCGGTGTCGATCGCGTCGACGACCGTGCCGAGGGACACGAAGTTGTCCATCACGTCCTCCCGGCCACGAAGCGCTGGCTCTGCTCGCGGAGGATGTCCGCCATCGCGTCCGCGACGCCCTGGCGGACCGCGCCGCCGACGGCCGCCGGATCCGTCGCGCCCTTCGCGTCGACGGCGATCGAGATCGACCCGATCGACACGCCGCCGCCGGCCTGGCCCAGGCGCGATCCGCCCGTGGTGCCGGTCACGCCAGGACCCGCCGCTCCGGCGGCCAGGGCCAGGGCCGGCAGCTGCATCGCTCGAAATGGATCCCGGATCGCGGCCAGCGGGGCGGCCAGCTGGCCCACGCCGCCCCGGATGGCCGCCACGATCCCGCCGATCCAGGCCTGGCCGGTCTTCGCGCCCCAGACGTCGATGAGGTGGAGCGGCGATTCGGGGCCGGGCGGCGACTGCGCGATGAACTTGCCGGCGTAGCGGCCGACGCTGATCCGGACCTCTTCCTCGTGGGCCTTGAGCGAGGCGATGATGCCCTTGATCCAGGCATCGACGCTCGCGTCGCCCCACGACTGCATGCCCGCGAACGGGCTCGTCGTGTTCTTCGGGTCGAAGAGGACGGCGATCGCCTTCGCCGCGGCCGCGCCGGCCGGCCCGCCCTTCTGGTACAGGTCGAGGAGCGCGAGCAGCGCCTGGTCCCGGAGCGATTCGTAGGCGGCCACGACCTCGGGCAGCGGCGACGTCAGGCCCTCGGCCATGTCCTCGCCGGTCAGGAGCGCCGTCAGGGCCGCCTGCTTGTGCATGTCGTCGCCGATGAGCGCCGCGTGGAGCTTCAGCTCGCTCAGCTCGGCCAGGATGTGCTCGCGGCGGTTGCGGTACTCGAGACTCTGGACGCTCGTCCCGTTCTTGATCTTCGCGCTCGTCTCGGCATCGAGCTCGGCGAGCTCGGCCTGCTTCTGGGCGATCGAGAGGAGCGTGTCGTTCATGTCGAGCTCGGCGTCCTTCGCCGCCCCGAACGCGCCCTCGAGGTCGATCCGGAACTTCTGGATCGAGGCGAGCATCCCGCGGGCGAAGTCCTTCTGGGCCTGGAGCGTCTCGTCGAGCGATGCCTGGACGTCGGCCGCGTAGTCGCCAACGTCGCCGGCGGCGTCGTCCAGGCTGCTGCCGATCCGGAGGCGGTTCGATTCGACGGCGTCGTAGGACCGGTTGAACGACGCGTCCTGCTCCGCGGCCGCGGCCGCCAGGGCCGCGTTCACCGCGGCGAGCTGGGCCTCGAGGCTGTGCCGAGCATCGGCCGAGAGCGGGCCGGCCAGGAGCCAGGCCGCGGTCCCGACGATCGGGTCGCCGGCCTCGCTGAAGGCCTTCCCGCCGAGGTTGTCGAGATCGCGCAGGCCCTGCTCGAGCGCCGCCTTCGTCCGCTCGAGCTCCTCGCGCATCCCGCGGCTGATGGTGTTCTGCACGTCGTGCTCGATCTGGGCCGACTGGGCCGCGATGTCGGCCGACACCTCGCCCCACACGTAGAGCACGGCACCGAGGGCCGCGGCCAGGGCGAGCAGGAGCGGCGTGGCGGCCACGGCCGAGGCAGCCATCGCCTTGAACCCGAGTGCCGCCGCCTGGGCCGCCGCGCCGACGCCGCCGAGCTGGACGAAGAACACGCCCGTGAGGGCCAGCTTCGCGAACCCGGTGACGAGGGCCGGGATCCACGTCAGGGCGATCAGCTTCACCGCGCCGACGATCGCGCCGAGGGTGCTGACCAGTGCGCCGAGGACGACGAGGACCGGGCCGATCGCGGCCGCGAGGGCGAGGGCCTGGATGATCGTCTCGCGGACCGGCTGGGGCAGCTGCTTGAACCAGCCGACGGCATCGCGCACGACGCCCACCACGCCCCGGACCATGTCGACGACGATCGGCAGGACGTCCTCGGCCAGCTCGATCAGCAGGGCGTGGAGCTCGGCCTCGGCACGCTGGAACTCGCGGGCGGATCCCTCGGTGTCGGCGTAGCCCTGGGCGAGGTCGCCCTGGCTGTCGATCGTGTCGGCGAAGATGTCGTTCAGCTGCTCGGCGTCGAGGCCCAGGAGCGAGAGCACGCCGCGCAGGGCCCGGACGTTGCCGAACACGAGCGACGCCGCCTCGTCGTTGCCGGCGAAGCGCTCCTCGAGCGTCCGGAGGACGGCCAGCAGGCCCTGCTCCCGGAGCTGCTTCCGGAGGCCCTCGGCGCTGAGGCCCATGTCGGCCATCGCCCCCTCGGCCTCGCGGGTCGGCTTGAGGAGCGAGACCATGACCTGGTTGAGCGACGTCGCCGCCTCGTCGGCCGACAGGCCGGACTGGGTCATGGCGGCGATCGCCGCGGTCACCTGGTCGAAGCTGACCCCGAGGGTCGCGGCGGTCGGGACGACGCGTCCGAGGACGCCGGCGAAGGCAGCTGCCTCCGCGGTGCCGTCGCGGACGGCGGCGGTGAGGATGTCGGCCGCCCGCGCCGCGGTGATGTTCTCGTGGCCGTAGGCGTTGATGACGAGCCCCAGGACCTTCGCGACGTCCTGGGTCGAGCCGAGGCCGGCGGCGCTGGCGGTGGCCGCGGTCCGCAGGACGTCCATCGCCTCGGCGGCGTCGAAGCCGGCCGACGCCACGAAGTAGAAGGCCTCGCCGAGCTCCTGCGGGGTCTTGCCGACCTCCTTGCCGAGGGCGAGGATCTCGGTCCGGATCCCGCCGATCGCGTCACGGCTGACGCCGGCGAGGCCGACCGCCTGGTTCATGACGGTCTCGAAGTCGGTCCCGATCTTCGTGATCGCGGCCCCGATGCCGAGCACCGGCGCGGTGATCCCGACGGTCATCCGCGAGCCGGTCTCCGACATCGACCGGCCGATCGAGTTCAGCTCCTTCTGGACGCTCCCGAGGGTCGAGAGCGATTCGGCACGCGCTGCCGCCATGCCCTGGCGGAGCTTCGCCGGATCGGTGACGAGCTCGAGGGCGGCGCGCCCCAGGAGCTCACGTCCCGGCATCAGCCGCCTTCGCCTTGACGACCACGCGCATGCCGATGCCCGACGCGGCCGCCATCGCCCGGAGCTCCGCCGGCGTGGACGGCCGGACGACCTTCTGCCGGCTCCGGACCGCGCGGCGCCAGCCCGCGAGCAGCCGGTCGCGGCTCGCCTGCTTCATGGAGCCGGTGCCGGCCGCGATCTCGTTCACCGCCTCGAGCGAGCGGCTGGCGGCCACGGCCGGCAGCGCCTCGACGTACGCGGTGAGCTCGCGGGTCGGCATCGTCAGCCACGGACCGACGCCGTAGGTCGCGGTGAGCGTCGCCGCGAGCCAGCCGACGTCGACGGGCTCCGATGGTCCTCCGGCTTCCGCGGTGCCGCCATCGCCTGCACCGCCGGCAAGAAAGCCTGGAGGATCGCGATCTTCTGGCTCTGGTTGAGCTTCGCGAGGACCTCGGCGGGAGCGCGGACGATCATCGCGACCGCCTCGTCGAGGAGGGCGATCGCCCGGTCGGCGAGGGCCTCCTGCTCGCGGGTCAGCTCCGTGGCCTGGCCGTCGGACGCCTTCGCGTTCTCGGCGTCGATCGCCGTTGCGTCGGCCATGAGGCGAGCCAGGCGGGCCTGCTCCTTCAGGCCGAAGTCGCCGAGGACCGCGAGCTCGTAGGGCGTTGCGTCGATGGTGATGAAGGGCCGCTGCGGCTCGAGCGTCTCGAGCGTCAGGAGCGGGCCGGCGGGCGTGGCCGGGGCTGGGCTCATCGGTCTGTGCCTCCTTCGGGGCTGTGGCCGTGGCGGATGACGAGAGCGATGCCGAGCGCCCGGCACGTCTCCTCGAGGTGGGCGCGGGCCTGACGAGCGGCCCGCGCCTGGCGCCGGTGGAAGTCAGCGGCGCGCTTGTGGCGGACGGCCTCGGCATCGAGGTCGTCCGCCGTTCGCTGCAGCAGGACGGCTGTGGCGCCGAGCGCCTGTGCCGGTCCGGACATGGGACCCTCCGATCAGCTGCCGGCGGTGTCCTGGGCCTCGATGACGCCGAAGCGCTCGCCCTCGGTCACCGCGTCGAGGTCCTCGAGCGCGGTGAAGACGAGGGCCAGGCCGGCCGGGGTGCCCTTGCGGTGGACGACCGCGGGCGAGCCCGACTGGAAGACCTTCGGGATGTAGTACTGGATCGGGAGGCCGTCCCCGTAGGGGCCGTCGGCCGACTTCGCGAGGAGCGCGAACGTCGCGACCTGGGCGCCCTGGTGGATCGGGATCTCGCGGGCGATGCCCCCGTCGGTCACCGTCGCGTCGTTGAGGATCTTCGCGTACGACTCGAGGGTGAGGTCGTTGAGGGTGAAGCCGAGGGTCAGGCCCTCGGACGTGCGGAACGCCTTGATCGGCCCGGTCCCGCGGAGGCCGCGGAACAGGTTGACGTCCTGCTCGTGGGTGGCGGTGATCCCGCCCTCGTCGTACTCGTCGGCACCGCGCTCGCCCAGCAGCACCCAGGGCGCCGCCGGATCCGCGTCGATGTCGGGCTTGGCTGTCCCCGCCGGCGCCAGGTAGACGTCGAACGGGACCGCCATGATCTCGAAGGGCTCGGCCACGTCAGGACTCCTTCTGCTGCTTCATGCGACGAGCCGCTCGTCGTACGGCTGGATGTAGGACCGGAGCACGAGCGGCCACCCGCCCGTCGGCTCGCGGAGGGGGATGTAGCCGCCGGCGGGCGACGGTGCGTGGAGCACGAGCCCGAGGCTGGAGGCCCAGCGCCGGAGCTCCTTGAGCCGGAGCCGCACGAGGACGGCCAGGCGCTTCGCCTCGTCCATCGTTGCCCCGTAGGCCCGGACGTCGACCCGGGAGCGGTCCATGACCTCGGGCAGGCCCTCGTGGAAGCCGCCGGCGTCGCTGATCACGAGCGCGCAGCGGGGCATGTGCTGGGCCTCGGCGAGCGGCAGCTCCCAGCCGAAGACGCGCGTGCCGGCGCCGGTCGCCTCGGCGATGCCGGGATCGGCGGACAGCCACTCGACGAGCGCCGAGATCGCATCGCCCAGGCCGAGCTCGGGCTCGGTCACAGCCCGAGCCTCCGGCGGATCCCGGACGCGAGCTGGCCGTACTGGGCGTCGGCGGCGCGACGCAGGGCGTGGGCGCCGGCCCGGCCGCGGGCCCCGATCTCGATCCAGATGCCGCGATCGTTGCCCTGCTCGTCGACGACGTGGTAGCCCCAGGTGACCGCCAGGCCCTCGTTCTCGCGCTCGAGCGAATCGCGGGCCTCGCCGGTCAGGACGGGCGTGTTGGCCCGGGCCTCCTCGACCGCGCGATCGACGACCGCCACGGTCTCGGCGGCCGCGGCGCGCTCGACCTTCGCGACGATCGCGTCGCCGTGCCACTCGAGGAGCCGGCCCATCAGGAGCCCTCCTCGACGACGGGTCCGGAGCTCGTCAGCTCGAGGCCGATCTCGGTGTGGGAGCTGCGCCACAGGACCTCGACGACCCGCATCGCCTCGGCGCTGACGATGCCGGCGCGCGAGCGGACCTCGGTGACGCGATCGCCCACCAGGACCTCGGCGTCGGTCCGGACGAGGAGGCGCGGCCCGAGGGCCACGACGACGGTGTTCGGGCCCTCTCGCAGGCCGGCGTGGGCCGTGTCGACCGCGCGCTCCGGCTCCCAGTAGTGGCAGTGGAGGTCGTCGTTCACGACCTCGAACGTCGGGGCCAGGGGCTGGTTCGTCGGCGACGTCCCGGTCGCGGTGTTCCGCTCGAGCGTGGCCCGGTGGCGGAGCGGCGGCCGGATGACGGGCGCGATCACGCGAAGCTCCAGGGGGCCGCGACCGCCTCGAGGGCGCCCGCCTGGCTAGACGACCAGGTCGTCCCATTGGCGTACTGGATCGTCCAGTTGCCCTCGGTCATGCCGAGGACGCCGGGGTTGGAGGTGACGTCGCCCTTGACGAGCTCGATCGCGACGAGGTCGCGGATCGCGTCGTCGGCGCGAGGCACGTAGATGACCTCGACCGGCCCGAAGAAACGGCGCTCGCACGTCTCGCAGCCGGGCTCGAGGCGCTCGATCGAGCGCCGGTCCGACAGGATCCGCCACTCGGTGGCCGGGTCGAGCGCCGCGGCCGCGTCCGCCTCGCGGACTTCGATCTGCTCGCCGCCCGAATCGGCCTCGGCGGCGAAGCGCCGCAGGATGATGAAGCGGGAACCGCCGGCGTGGTGCTCGATCAGCTCACCCGTGGGCCCGGCGACCGCGTCGATCTGGTCGTACGCGGCAGCGAGCAGCCGCTCGAGGGCGCTGTCCTCGAGCTCGGTCTCGATGTGCTCGCGCAGGTCCGTGACGTCGAGGGTCACCGTGTCTCCCGCTGGTCAGGGCGCGCCGCGCGCGACGGACGGATCCGTGACACGCGCGGCGGCGCCGGCTGGGGAACGTCCAGCACGGGCTTGGCGAGCGGCGCCTGCTCCTCGGGGGTGCAGGCGCCGCCGGCCTTGCCGCATACCGGACAGCGAGGGCTCATCGCCCCGGCTTAGGACCCGGCGGCCCAGGCGGCGAGGGTGACCTCGCAGAACGCCGTCGGGAAGTAGATCGGGAAGGCGACGCGCTCCTCGAAGAGGATCACGACGAGGTTGCGGACGAAGAAGTCCGAGTGCTGGTCGGCGGTGAGCACGGTCGGGGGCTGCCGATCGAACACGGTCGCCCCGACGCCGGAGCCGACGATCGCGGTGCCCTCGGCGACGGCCTCGGATTCGACGCGGGTCAGGCCCCAGATCGGCTGGTCGAACGTGAAGTTGCCGATCGGGTTCCCGCCCCGGTACTGGCCGAAGTCGTCCTTCAGGAGGTCGAACTGCTCCGAATCGGCGGGGTGGACGATGAGGAACGACGCCGGCAGCCGCGACAGGCCCGACTTCACGAGCCGGCGAGCTCGACGGATGCCGTCGAGGTTGTCGGTCGGGGTGTGGGTCAGGATCGCGCTCTGGTCGAGGATGCCCGACAGGTTCGGCCGGGTGCCATTGCCGTTGATGAACTGGTCCTCCTCCTCGATCGCGAGGAAGAGCCGGCCCTGGTTGTCGATGAACGACCGGATGCCGTCCGGCTGGGCCAGCGCCTGGCGGGTCGTCGCGAACCAGGTGGCGAGCGTCTCGGCGTAGGCGGTCTGGACCTCCCACTTCGCGCTCGACTGCTTCTTCAGGCCAGCCGCGTCATCGGCGGCGGTCGACTGCTTGACCGCGAGCGAGCCCGACGCCGGCTCCTGGGCCGTCTGCTGGACGTACTCGAGCGAATCACTGGCGAGCGATTCGTTCGGGAACAGGTTCCGGACGTTGAGGGGCGGGCGCCCGTAGGCGTAGACGCCCGGCAGCCGGATCGCCTGGGGCGCAGCCGAGCCGCCGGTCTCGGTGTGGATGACGTCGGTGGTCGCGGCCGAAATGCCGCGGGGGGCGAAGAGGGTCACGGGATCCGTGCGGAACGCGGCCCGCGGGCTCGAGAGGGCACCGGACGCGACGAGCTTCTTGTAGCTCTCGGATCCGACGAACTGCTCGCCGAGCGACTGGCGGGCGCGCGGATCGAGCTCGGTGGCGGCCCAGCGCATCGGGTTGCCCGTCGCCTTGCCCTGGTAGAAGTCGATCCGGTCGCGGACGGACTGCTGGACGCCCTCGCGCTTCGAGGCCTCGGCGACCTGGCCATCGAGGGCCATGCCCTCGGCGACCAGGGCGTCGTAGCGCTCCTGGTCCTCGGCGGCGATCGTGCCGCTCTCGTCCTCGAGCGCCTTCGCCTCGAGGAACTTCGCGAGCGCCTGCTCGCGCAGGTCGACGGACGCGACCGGGCCGAGGGCCATCAGGCCGAGGCCGAGGCCGTGCGCGTCGATGATGCCGGCGAGGATGCCGGCCGCGATGACGAGGCCCACGAAGGCGAGCACCGCCAGCCCGAAGATCCGCGGATCCCCGAGCGTCGGGGCGGCTGACACCGGCCCCCGGAACCGTAGACGCATGTCGAACACCGGTTGCTCCTTCAGCTACCGAGGGAATGACCGCCGGCGATGGCCGCCAGGCGGGTGTCGAGCTGCGCCCGACGGGCGGGGATGACCCGCGCGGCTGGCGCTTCGGGGGGTTCGGGCGCCGGCGGGGCCGGCTCCTCGAGCTCGTGGCCGCCGACCGCCTCGGCGACGACGACGCGGGTGGTCAGCGCCTGGGCCCGGCCGGTGGTGATCTCGCCACGGGCGAGGCGCCCGATCGTGTTCTCGAGCGTGTCGATGCGGTCGACCATCCCGGCTGCGAGCGCCGGCTCGGCCATGACGGTCCGGCCCTGGCCGAACCCGGAGCGGACGGCGTCGGCCGACACGCCGCGGCCGCGGGCGACCGCGGCGACGAACATCTCGTAGTAGCGGTCGACGTCGGCCTGGAAGGCGGCACGGGCCTCGTCGCCGAGGGGCTCGAAGGCGTTGCCCTCGGTCTTGTACTTGCCGGCCGAGATCAGGGTGGTGACGATGCCCTTCTGGGCCATCGCGCCACTCATGTCCTGGTGGGCGCCCTTGACGCCGATCGAGCCCACGGATCCGGACGGCGTGACGACGAGCTCGCTGGCCTGGGCGGCGATGTAGTACCCGGCCGAGAGCGCGTCATGGTTGGCGACGGCGACGATCGGCTTCACGCCCCGGCCGTCGCGGATGAGGCTCGCGACCTCCTCGATCCCCTCGACGTTGCCGCCCGGCGTGTCGATGTCGAGGACGATGCCGTCGACCTCGGGGTCGGCGAGCGAGGCCCGGATCGCGGCGCCGAAGGCCTCGGCCGACGTCCCGCCCGACATCTGGTCGACCATGTACATGCGGGGCGAGATCAGGCCGTAGAGCCCGATGACGTCGATCCGGGTCTCGCGACGCGAGCCGGCCCGCGGGCCGTTCGCGGCCGCCTCGAGCCGGGCGGCGATCTCGGCCTCCGACAGGGTCTCGCCGGCGGCGCGGAGGGCGAGGACGTCCATCATCGCGGCCCAGGCGAGCGAGCTCGTGTCGATCATCCAGGGGCGCCCGAGCACCGCCGCGATGATGTGCGGGTATCGACCACCCGGCATGGCAAAGCCTCCGACTCACCTGGAGCACGGAGGCTCACGACTTGTCCGACGCTGGCTCACGAGGAGCACCGGTCGATCTCGACGGGGAATGTAGTGCCGTCTGTCAAGCAGATCCGGCCGTCAGCCTCGGGCGAGGACCTCGCCCGAGGTGAACGTCCAGCGCGGATCCGACGGCCGACGGCCGGCGATGCGGGCCATCCGGAGGCGCGTCCGTTCGTCGCGGGGGGCCGGCTGGCGGGCGATCGCCGTCCGGGCCCAGGCGGTCACGGCATCGGCCGCCCGGGCGGCCGCCCCGCTGCGGTGGGCGTAGACGAGCTCGAGTGCCGCCTCGCGCGCTGCTGCTCGCGCCGGCGGATCCCGGAGGGCCTCGCCGATCGCGCCGACGACCTGGCTGGCGTGAGCCGTCCTGACGCCGACGTCGGCCGCCTCCCAGAAGCGGAGCCCGTGGTCGACGCTGCGCCGGTAGGCGGTGGCATCCAGGACGACGACCGGGCGGCGCGTGGCCGCGAACTCGTAGCCCGAGCTCGAGTTGTCGAAGACGTAGACGTCAGCCCGGCGGAGCACGTCGGCGAAGTCGGTCACGACCTCGACCCCGAGCTGGCGATATAGCCGGACGGCACCCGACGCCGAGCGGTCGAGGAGACGCGGGTGGCCGTGGCCGAGGACGGTCCAGCGCCGCGCCGCCGCGGCGATCGCCGGCCGGAACTGGTGGAACCCCGAGCGGGTCTCGGGCACGACCCGGCAGTCCCAGTGGAACCCGAACGCGACGACCGGCCCCGGGTCGGCGGCCGGATCCCGGCGCGGCAGGCCGTCGAGCTTCGGCGAGCCGACTATGGCCACCTCGGCGGTCGGGTACGTCGCCCGCCACCGGGCGGCCGAGTGCTCGTTCGGGCACAGGAAGAGCCCGACGTCGTCGTTGTCGGCGCCGCCGGAGTAGCTCGCCCCGGTCGCGGCCGCGTTGGCCTCGCCGGCGTAGGACTGCCCGATGCCGTGCTGCAGGAGCGCGATCCGCCGGCGACCGATCCGCCGGACCCGCCGGACGTCGCCGTACGAGGCGACGACGATCGGCCGGTCCGGCGTCTCGCGGTACAGCTCGGGCGCCAGGCCGAGGCGGCGGGCGTGCTCGAGGAGATCGGCGGTCACCATGAAGCGCCCGCGGAGCTCGGCCGGCAGCGCCGCCCAGAGCGGCACCAGGTGGTCGACGAAGTGACGCTCGCCGGCGAGGGCGTCGATCGGCTCCACAACCGTCAGCGGGCCAGGCCGCGCGCCACCCAGATGCCCTGGCGCCGGTTGGCCGGGTAGCGCCGGTCAGTGTGGAGCAGGCGGGCGTAGTCGTGGAGGAAGTTGTGCTCGGCGATCGCCGCCTCGAGCGGCTGGTCCCAGTCGACCGTGACGACCTGGCGGCGTGATCGCCGGCGGAGCTGCTCGAGGAAGGCCTCGATCCGGTCCGGCGGCTGATGCATGGCCACCTCGACCGCGATGACCAGGTCGACGGGCTCGCCCGCCTCCTCGATCGACGCGACGATCCGCCGGTCGCCGTTCGAGCTCGAGGCCCGCAGGTCGGGCGACGGCTCGACGCCGACGTAGCTGGCGGCCGGGAACGCATCGGCGATCAGCTGGCCGATCCGGCCGAATCCTGCGCCGACCTCGAGGACCGAATCGAACTTCAGCCGCCCGAGGACCTCGAGGAGCGCCGTCTCCTGCTGCGCGTGAGCCGACGTGCGGCGAAAGCGCGCCTCGTAGGTCCGGCCTCGCTCCAGCCAGTAGGCATCCGGGTCGTACGTCATGGAGATCTCCTCTCGATCGCGTCGCGATAGATGGGCTCGAGGCGGTCGACGACGGCCGCCTGTGAATGGAAGCGCTCGACGTGGGCCCGGCCAACCGCGGCCGAGCGGGCGCGGCGCGTCGGGCTCCGGACCAGACGCTCGAGGACGCGCTCGAGCGTCTGCGGGGTCGCCTCGACGAAGGGCAGGACGCCGAACCGGCGGACCATCTCAGCGCGCACGGCCGGATCGACCACGCCGGCGACGACGGGGATCCCCATCGCCCAGGCCTCGATCGCGTTCAGGCCATAGCCCAGCACCAGCTGGTCGACGACGATGTCCGCCCCGGCCTTCCGCCCGAGGTTGTCGGCATAGGGCAGCCGCTCGACGAGCTCGAGCTCCACCGGCAGGCCCCGGGCCCGGAGGGCGGTCACGGCCCGGACGACGTCGTCGGTGCCCTTGATCACCCGGTTCGTGGGGCTGTGGTAGATCCGGAGCCGACCGCGCCGGCGGGCGAAGGTGGCAGCACGGAGCGCCTCGAGGGCCTCCACGTCGACGACTCCGGGCAGCCACCGAACGTGCGGCCCGCCGGCGAGGACCAGGTCGAGCGTCGAGGCGACCTCGATCGCCCCGGCCGCCTGGCAGCGGGCCGACATGGCCGCCGGGTCGCGCCGGTAGCGGGTGCCGTGGTGGTGAACGACGAGCGGCCGCGGCGGGGCGCCGAGCATCGCGATCGCGTCGGGCGATTCGCGGAGGTGGACGACGTCGGCCGCGGCCCACAGCTCGCGGGCGACGTCGGGATCCCAGTCCCGGTGGAACGGGTAGCGGATCCACGTGTCGGAGCGTCGCATCGCGTCGACGGTCCAGCCCGGCCGCGCCGCGGCCAGGGCCTCGCGCAGGGCCCAGCCCTGGCCGCCGGTGTCGGCGGTCGTCGTCAGGTTCAGGATCCGGAGGTCGGTCATGCGATCAGGCGCCGGAGCTCGCCGGCGTGCTCGGCGACCTGGACCCGGAGGGCCGGCGACATCGCCCGCCGGCGGAAGCGCGCCAGCGCCGGCAGATCGTCGACGAGGCTCTGGGCCCGGGCGTAGATCGCGCGGTTCCGGGCCCGCATCTCATTCCGCGCCGGCGAGCCGAAGCCGGTCTCGGGCGATGTCGTGAGGGCGCCCGGGCGCCGGACGCGGTGGTAGGTCGGGGGGAGCGCCATGTCGACGACCATCCCGCCCGTCAGGTCCAGGAGCTTGAGCATGAGGGTGTCCTGGCCGATCCGCTCGCCGACGTTGAAGCCGCCGATCTCGCGGAGCCGCGACGGTCGGAAGACGCCGACCTCGTAGCGGCCCTCGTGGACGAAGCTCCCGCCGCCCTCCTCCCACCGCACGACGCCCGGGACGGCGGCGGAGTGCCCGTGGGCGAGCAGGCGCTCGAGGTGCTCGGGCTCGCTCCAGTCGTCTGCCGCGTGCGGCGCGTACCACTCGTGCCGCGTCGCCTCGAGGACGACCTCCTGGGCGAAGTACGGGCCCCGGTTCTCGGGCAGCGTGTAGGTCACCAGGCGGTCGTGACTGAAGGCGATCGGCGGTCGCGCCCCGTCGCCCACGACGACGAGGACCAGGTCGCGATGCGTCTGCGCCAGGACCGAGCGGACGGCTCGCTCGAGCAGCTCGGGCGCCCCGTGCCAGGGCATGGCCACCGTGACCGTCACGTGATCTCGACCGTGACCGCGTTGAGGACTGGATCCTCGGTGCCGTTGCCGCCGGTCGCGACGACCCGCAGGATGACGAGCTGCTTCGCGCCGGCCGGGATCGCGGCCGGAGCCGAGGCCTTCAGGCCCGTGCCGGCCGCGGCGATGCCGGTCGTGAGGTCCGACCAGGCCGACGCGTCGGTCGAGTACTGGACCTTCCAGCTCGCGTTGACGCCTTGGGTCGAGACGTGGCCATGGATCCGCGCGTTCGTCCTGCCCGTGAGGTCGACGATCGCGCGATCCGCGACGTTGCTCTCGGTCGGACCGGCGCCCTGGTTCGTGTAGGTCCGCGCCGCGACGGAGAGGCGGATCAGGGTGACGCCGGCGGCGCCATCCGCCCCGGGAGCGCCGTCCGCCCCATCGGCGCCGGGGTCGCCCTGGGGACCTTGAATGCCCTGCGGGCCAGCGTCACCCTGCGGCCCCTGCGCGCCATCCGCGCCCGCCGGCCCTTGTGGACCCGGGACGGTCGAATCGGCACCAGCTGGCCCCTGGCTCCCCTGTGGCCCTTCGGGTCCAACCGAACCCTGAGGCCCCGGATCGCCCTGCGGTCCGGGTGGTCCCTGGATCCCCTGGATACCTTGCGGCCCTGCCGGTCCGGCGACCGTCGAATCCGCCCCCGGCGGTCCGGCTGGGCCCTGAGCGCCGGCAGCGCCATCGGCGCCGGCGGGCCCGGGTGGTCCCTGGATCCCCTGCGGACCCTCCGGTCCCTGCGCTCCAGCGGCTCCATCCTGGCCGGGCGGGCCCTGAAAACCGCCAGGGCCGTCCGCTCCCGGCGGACCAGCCGGACCCGTCTCGCCGGCGGGTCCTGGAGGCCCGGGGGCGCCATCGGCGCCGGGCGGTCCCTGCGACGCGTCCGTGGCGATCGAGGTCGCCGGGATCGGTCGCCAGCGGGCCTTGCCGATGGGTCTGCCGACGATCTCGAGGGTCATGCCGCCGATGCCTCGAGCTGGGCCTCCGTGACGGCCTTGCAGCGGCAGGTGAACCGGTACGGCGGCGCGGCCATCTCGGCGAGGAGCCGATCGCACGCCGTGCACCGGACCGGGCCCGCCTCCGGGCCGGCCGTGAGCTGGGCCGCCTCGGCGCCTGGCGCCAGCTGGCGCGGAGTGGTGCCGGCCGGGGTCTGCTCTCGCTCCCCGGCCGGCGTGACGAGGAAGTTGTTCGGGCGGATGTAGACGTCGTCCGAGCCGTCGGTGGCCGGCTTCCGGCCCACGATCCGCTTGAAGTCGGCCCGGGTGATGAGGCCCTTCGTCGCCGAGCTCTCGGCCCGCTTCCAGACCTCGCCGGCGGCCTCGGCCATCGCCTGGGTGACCGAGGCGTCGAAGAAGACGTCGTAGAGCTCGAGCGCGTTCGCCACGAACTCCGGGAGCAGCTGGACCTCGAGCTCGGCGGCGATGAGGCGCTGGAGCGGGATGACCGCCTGCGTATACGCCGCCTTGTTCGCCTCGCCGTAGTTGGTGAACGTGTTCCGGTCGAGGCCGGCACCGAGACCGGCCACGCCTGCGGGCACGCCGAGGACGGCCGAGACGCGCTCCTCGGGGATCCGCCGGAGTGCCTTCAGCTCCATCTGCTGGGGGTTGAAGCTCAGGACCTTGACGTCGGTCGGGGCCGTCAGGACGAGCGGCTCGCCGCGGCTCTCCCCGCCAAACTTGTCCATGAACTTCTGCTTGATCACCTCCGGGTCGGCATTCAGCTTCTGGGCGCCCGTCGTGTTCGCCGGGGCGATGACGACGCCCGGCACGCCGAGGTTGCGGAGCAGCGAGGCCGTGAAGGTGGCGGCCTCCTCGTCGGTGAAGATCTCGCGGAAGAGTGACTTCAGGGGCGCCCGGCCCTTGCGAGTGTTGTCGGGATCCAGGCCGTTGCGGAAGTGGATGACGTTGGCCGGGTCGACCTCGTACCGAAGGCCGTCGAGCGTGAGCTCGTACCAGCCGATGAAGGTCGTCGACGGCTGCTCGTCCTGGGGCCACCGCGGCTCCATGAACTTCTGGGGCACCCACCAAAGCTCGACGACCCGGCCGGCGCCGTTGCGGACCTTCAGCCAGTAGGCGTTGCCGTCGGTGACGTAGTCGACGACCGTCGCCATCCACTGCAGCACGCCCGAGAAGAAGCGGTTCGGCCGCTCGAGGAGCCGGAGCATGGCGCCAGGGCCCGTCGCCGAGCGCCGGATCGGCGGCCCGTCGGGCTGATCCTCCCGAACGATCCGGACCGGCGCGTCGGGGAAGTTGCGGCTGATCCAGCCGACGACGGCCCCGACGATGCTGTTCGCCGCCGGATCGCCGACCTCGGCCCGGTAGTCGATCCGCGACCGGTTCCACATGAACGTCCAGCCGCGCCCGCGGGCCCAGAGCATCGAGCTCGTGAGTCGGAGGATCCGCCCGGTGCTCTCGAAGGGCCGGGCAACGAGGGCGGTCACCGTGCTCATACGATCCCTCCGACGATGACGCCGGCGATGAACGCCACGATCACCGTGATCATTCCGAGGAAGAAGTCGGTCCGGCTCATGCCGCCGTCCATCGCACGGCCTCCGTTGCTCCGTCGCGGAGCGCGTCCAGGCGGGCGGCCCAGCCGATGACCGCCGCCTGGGCAAGGTTGATCGGGTGCGGCGACGCGGCCCGCTCCTTCGTCAGGACCCACAGCGGGTGCCCGTCGTCGTCACGCAGGTGGGTCAGGTTCCGGCGGTGAGCGGCGCCGATGTGGGCGATCAGGCGCTCGTCGCCCGAGTGCGTCAGCTCGCCCGAGACCATCGCCTCGAGGTAGGCCCGGATCGCCTTCGTCATCTCGGTCCAGGCGTTCGTCCGCCAGGACTTCACGACCTCCTCGCCGAACTCGTTGGCCCACTTCGCGGCCGAGCTCTCCCAGCGGTCGGGGTGGACGTAGAAGCGCCAGACCTGGCGGGTCGCGAACGTCTCGGCGACCGCGGCGTCGACCTCGTCTTCCGGCACCTCCCAGTCGGCCGGCGCGTCGGGCGGCCGCTGCCAGGATGCGATGACCCACTGGTAGCCGGTCTCGACGTCGGTGGCCACGAGGCCGGCCGCGTCCCAGTAGCGGGCACCGTGCCAGGAGAGCACGAGGATCGCGTCGGCCGGCACCTCGTGCGGGGCGGCGAGGTCCTCGAACCTCCGGACGTCGAAGGCCTGGGCGGTGGCCCGCTTGATCCGGTTCAGCCAGACGCGCTCGAGGTAGTTCACGTCAGCGTCCGGCTTCTCGAAGTTCGAGGCGATCCGCTCGACGTCGCTGAACGCCAGGGCCGACGCGCCGGACGCGTCGACGATCGCCTCGCGGAGGCCCTCGGGCGTGGACGTGTCGATCGCCTCGTCGGCCCAGCGGTAGAAGAAGAAGAGCCGCGACCGGCGCTGGATGTCGGGACCCGATTCGTCGACGTAGCGCGCCGTGTCGTGCATCTTCTCGGCCAGCGACCCGGCGCCCGGCACATAGCCGGTCGTGACGTGCAGCTCCCAGGGCTCGGCGAGGGGCCGCTTCGCGAGGTTCGCCTCCATGGTGGCGTGGGCCTCGAGCTGCCGTGGCAGCACCCAGCGGTGGGTCTCCTCCTTCACCTGGAAGGTGGTCCGGGCGCCGTCGCGTGAATCGGGCGCCGTGGCGAGCGCCTCGGCCTTCCCGTCGCCCCGGGCCCGCATGATCCGTGACAGCCCGATGTCGAAGTTCGAGGCGCCCGGGCCGTCGGCGATCATCACGTAGAGCGACGCCCAGGCGGTGTCCTCGGCCTGCTTCTCGGTGTAGGCGACCATCGGGATGTAGGGATCCGTGACCGGCCGGCCGACCGGCTGCCAGACGCCGTCGACCTTGCGGAACCCGTCGCACCGAACCGGGCCCTCGGGGTGGAGCTCCATGGCCACGAGCGCCGCGGCGCGCTCGCTCTTCTTCGTGCCCTTCCGGGTCATGATCACGCCGGAATCGAAGCGCCGGCGGCCGCACGTACCGCGCCCGACCGTGCAGCGGAGCGACATGGCGTCGAACGAGCATGAGCCGGCGTGGTCGGGCGGGTGGACCTCGTAGAGCCGGAAGATGAAGGCCCGGTCCTCGTCGTCGAGCCGGTAGGCGCGGCCGCGGAGATCGCCCGGCCCGAAGACCAGGTCGGATTCCATGAGCGCGCAGACCTCGGGCCCGAGCGTCGGCCAGGGCTCCTCGTCGAGCGACGGAACGATGAGGACGGTCATCCGGTCGCCCGCGTCGGGAGGCTGAGGATCTTCCGCGGATCCGCGCCAGGCGGCAGCTTCGGCGGCGCGGTCACGGCCTCGATCGGCCGGCGGAACTCCCAGCCCAGGGCCCGGGCGGCCATCGGGTAGAGGCCGAACTCCCGGAGCGCCATCCGCATCTCGGCGTGGAGGAGCTTCGCCTCGGCCGCGGTCGTCGCCCGCCAGAAGTCGTCGACCAGGCGGGCGACCGCGATGAGCTGGGGAACCTGGGCGTCGATGAACCGCCCGGCCACGGCCGACCGCCAGATCGTCGACCACCAGCGCCGGGTCTGGGCGTGCCAGGCGGTCCGCTCGACGACGCGCCCGCCATCGGCGCCGACGCTCTCGCGGACGTCGGGGCGGTAGCGCCCGAGCGCGGGGACCTTGCCGGGGCGCACCTGGGCCGGCGTCGCCTCGATGACCGCGCTCGAGGTCGGCCGGTTGCGGCGCTGCCGGACGGCCGGGTCGGCCGGCTGGGGGCCGGGCATCAGGCCGCCGCCCGCCAGGGCCGGTTGCGGATCCGGACGCCCTTCGGCGCGAGCTCGAGCAGGAGCTCGAGGCGGTGCTCGGCGTCGCGGTAGCAGCGGCGCGGGACCTCGACCTGGTCGGTCCGGCGCTTCATGCGAAGCCGATGCCGTCGGGGTCCGGCCGGGGATCTCGTACAGATGTAAATGAGCCGGGACGTAGTCCTGAGGGGGGGACGAGGCGACGAGAGATTTTCCGAGGCGCCTGACCGTCCGCGCGCAGCGCAGCAAGCTCACGACGGGTCTGCTGGCCGCGCTCGCTGTTGCACGACTGACACAGGACGTCGATGCCATCGGCTTCGGTGCCGCCGAAGGCGCGCGGCACGCGGTGGTCCCCCGTCAGCTGACCCACCCCCACCTCGTGCGACGGCCGGCCCCAACCTGGACAGACCCAGCCGAGGCGAGCGACGTGGCGGGCGATGGCCGCCTTCGATGCGCGGGCCCATCCGTTCGTGTAGCCCCTGGCATGACGAGAGAGCCGGGGTCCCCGGCGAACGGGCTGGGCGCTGCGAAGCCGAGCCATTCAGGCCTCGAGCGTCTCGTCGACCGTCTCGACCACATCGCCGGCGGGGAAGCATCGGCCACATAGCGCCTCGGCATCCGCCTCCATCGCATCCGCCAGGGTGATCTCGTCGCGATCCCCGGCGGCGTCGAGGTTGTCGCCCTCGGCGGTGAGGAGGACCAGCCCGACACGCATAGCGACGTGGATCCGGCCCGAGCTCCGGTCGCGAAGGTAGATCGTGTGGCTCATGGCGTCGGGACCGGCGGGTCAGTCGGCGGCGGGGGCGGGATCAGGAGCGACTTGATCGTCGAGTTGACCGCCGCCTTCGCGATCTCGGCACCGAAGACGAACTGGACGACGGCGCCCATGAAGCCGATGACGGCGCCCTTGCTGAGGTCGTCGAGGACGAACTGGTTCAGGACCAGCGAGTAGAACCCGCCGACCAGGATCAGGATCGCGATGACGTAGGTGAAGAACGCCCGGATCGCGTCGATGTTCATCGGGCTGGGCTGACGAAGAAGCGAGTCACGAACCCGGTGATGAGCGGGATCAGCCAGCCACCCTGGGCCGGGTCGAGGGCGTTCTGCACCGTGGCGACGATGTCCGAGCCGAGCACGTCATGGCCGGCCAGGTACAGCACCGCGGCGACGATCCCCGAGGCGAGGGCGCCCACGATGAGGGCCGGTTCGGCCTTGAGGCGCGCGATGATGGCTCCCATGTCCTACCTCCTCAGTCGTCGGCGACGTCGACGGCGCCAGCCGCGACCTTCGCCTTGATGCCCGCGATCCGGCCCTCGAGGCCGACGATCGAGGCGTTGAGCGGTGCCACCGCGGCCTCGACCGCGGCCGTGCAGTCCGGCGCCGGTACCGGCGTCCGGGCGATGTAGGCGGTGAGCCCTGCGTCGACAGCGGGGTCGCCGCCCTGGACGAGCGGCACCCAGTCGGACCGGAGCATGTAGAGCGTCTGCCCGTTCCGCTTCGTCAGGCGCCAGTTGTCGCCGTTCGCCGCTACCTCGGCGATCGACCGGACGACCACTTCGAGATCGACGCGCTCGACGATCTGGGCGGCCCTCGAGGGAGCGTCGCGGAGGACGCCGTTCGAGAGGAGGGTCGTCGCATTCCTGGTGGGCTTCCAGTCCTCGCCCTTGATGGCCTTGATCACCTCAACCTCCTGCGAGCCGACCGGGATAGCCATGACCTTGGCTCCCGCCAGGGCCGTGAAGTACGCCTTGAGCTCGTCCGTCGTGATCGATTCGCCGGCGTAGTCCTTCGGTGCCAGCGGATCGAGCCACCACCAGCCGGTCCCGATGCGGACGACGCAGACGGCATGGCCCCCGGTGAACTTCGACCAGCGCCGGAGGCGCGTGGGGAGGGCGGAATAGAGCCCCTGGACGACGAGCGCGGTCCCAACGGGCACGGCGGCGACCTGCGTCCACGTCGTGAGGAGCGAGCCCGTCCAGCCGTACCGCTTCGTGAGCCCCTTCGAGAGGTCGTCGAGGTTGGAGCCCGGGTCGCCCGGCATCACCGGGTCGTCGCCATCGGCTCGCAGGCCCTCGTACTCGGCTTGCGTCTGCGGATGCTTCCGGTAGCCCTCCCGCTCGTTGGCGAACATCACGCCCGACGCCCAGGTGCAGTCCTCGTAGGTGCCGTCGGGCTCGCGCTCCGTGCAGACGGTCGTGAGCCAGGTCATCGCGGCCGATACACCCACAGCCAGTAGCTCGCCGGGACGACGGCGACCACGAGCATCGCGCCGCGGGTCAGGAACTTTGTCATGTCGAACGGGAGCAGCGGCGGCACGAGGTCGTTGTTGGCGAAGATGAGTCCGAACACGACCACGACGAGCAGGACCGCCGTCGCGGCGATCGCCCGCTCGCGGAGGGCCTTCACGTGCGGCGCTGCCTGGGCCAGTCGCCAGAGCTTCGCGGTGACGTACAGGTTGAGCGGCACCCCGACGCCGAGGGTCAGGACGGCGAGGAGCGTGGGGATGCTCACTTATGCCTCCGGGCGAGTCGTGCGAGCTCGGCCGCCTGGTAGTCGTCGATGACCTTCGCCGATGCCTCGGCGGCCTCGAGGCGGCGGGCCTTCCAGTACGAGGTCACGGCCCGGTGGGCGCTGTCGGTCGCGGCGTTGGCCGTCCGGGCTGCGTCGAGGGCTTCCTGGACGTGCGGGGGCGTCTTCCGGGGTCCGAACAGCCATTCGAGAAGGCGCATCACCGGTCACCTGCGCGCTCGCTTCGTGGCCGCGTCCGCTCGCGTTCTGCCGCTGCCACAACGACCGAGGTCAGGTCCTTGAGAGCGGCGGGGAACGCGCCGACGGTCTCGGTCAGGGTCTTGATCGTGCCGTCCTTCTGGTCGTCGTCCTTGACGTGCTCGCGCCAGAGCGCCCAGACGGCGAGGCTCGCGGCGATGGCCAGGGCGGCCGGGCCGGCGAGGAGGTTCCAGTCAGGCATGCGCCGGACGTTCTGCGGCCGCCGTCTGAGGAGAGACGGCGGCCGCTGTGCCCTGGAGGAAGGCGCCGGTGATCACCGGGCACGAGAATCGAGCGTTTCGTCAAGCAACCCCGGTCACGTCGAGCGGATCCGGGTCGAGCGGGATGAGGTCGCCGGCACACGCATCGCAGAGCCGCATGTAGCCGACGACCTTCCCGGACCGCCCGACGGCGTACTCGCGGAGCACCCGCCGGTCGGCGGCGCACCGGAAGCAGTCGAGGACGCTCGATCGCGCCGGGCCGTCGGGGAGATGGGGGCCCGCGCGGTAGTGCTCCACTCCGCGACGGGTCTCGGTCATGGTCAAGCCGAGCGGATCCGGCTTGCTGCCACCGGCTGGACGTCGAACGAGACTGCGCAGCCCCGGATCTGCCGGGTACCGGAGCCTTCAGCCCTCTCGCCCCGACCATAACCAGCAGATGCGCTCGAGAACGCCTCGGCGAGCCCGGCCGCGATGGCCGCAGGCGTCGGCGTGATCCGCATCCGCCGGATCCCGAGGACCTCGATCCGCTCGAAGATCGCCTCGGCCAGGGCGCGCCTCGAGGCCGGCGCGTCGTCCCACAGCCGCGGCAGGTCCCGCAGGTACTCGACGACCTCGGCGGCGTCCATCGTCTCGGCGAGCTCGACACCGGCGCGCGCGGCGCGCTCCTGCTCGTCGAGGCTCGCCATCGCGGCCTCCAGGGCCCGGGCGTCCCGGTCGCGCCTGTAGCGGACCAAGGCGGCGTCGCGCTCCCGGCCGATCCTGGCCAGCGCCAGGCGATCGGGCTCCGGATCCCGCGTCGCGGCGACGACGTCGGCGACGACGTCGGCGACGAGCGATGACCCGAGGGCGGCCCGACCGAGGACGTCGCGGGCGATCGCCTCGTACTCGTCGGCCCGGTAGGAATGGCCGGGCATGTCCCGGCGCTGGCCCCGCTGGCGATGGCGTGGCTCTCGCCGGCGGGCGACGAACGCCGGGCAGGGGTCCGGGTGGCGGTAGCGTCCCGTGTCGCCGATGAGGTGGCGGCCGCAGGCGGCGCAATGGAGCATCGTGAGCGCGTACGGTCGCCGGCGACCGGGCCGGCCGTCGCGGGTCCGCCGGCGGGCCCGGATCGCCTGGACGGTCTCCCAGAGCCCGACGTCGACGAGCGCCGGCCAATGGGCCCGCTCGCCCGTCCGGAGGCGCCCGGCGTAGAGCGGGCTCGTGAGGATGCCCCGGACGGTGAAGAGCCCGAGCGAGGTCGCCGCGGCGACCTCCCGGTCGGTGAGGCGCCGGGCCGCGAGCTCGTAGACCTGGCCGACTGCTCCCGCCCGCTCGGGGTCCGCCTCGAGGAGCTTCGTCGTCGCGTGCCGGCGGAAGCCGAAGGGCGGATGGCCGCCAGGGTCGCGCTTCGTGGCCAGCTTCGCCGCGTAGCCCTCCCTGACCCGCCGGCGGTGCTTCCGGAGCCAGCTCTCGGCGCCCTTGGCCTCGTCGACGAGCTGGTCCCAGTGGCGCTCGTTCGAGCTCAAGAGCTCCTCGTCGCAGAACCACACCGCCACGCCGGCGGGGTGGAGCTCGTCCTCGAGGAGGTTGAGCGTCTGACGCAGGTTCCGCTGCCAGCGGGCGACGTAGCCGACGACGAGGACGTCGAAGGCGCCGGCGGCGGCCGCCGCGAGCATGGCCCGCATCGCGGGCGCCGCGTGGACGGTCGAACCCGAGTGGGCGGCCGACCAGCCGAGGCCGGTGTCGACGAGGCCGACGCGCTCGACCGCGCGATCGACGAGCTCGGCCTGGGCGTCGGGCCCATAGCGGTCGTACTGGCCGGCCGTGCTCTCGCGGATCCAGCGCGCGGCGCGGCGGCCGCGGAGGTCCTCGATCGTGGTTGGCAGGGACCGGATCACGCTGCCCGTCCTCCTCGACGCGGCTCGATGACCGTCAGTGTGGCACGGCGGGCGGCTCGCTCGGCGGCCCGCCGCTCCGCGATCTCCCGGATCGCGGCGGCCAGGGCGAGGACCAGCTCGCGACGATCCGTCACGAGAAGGCCCGGTGGAACGACGCCTCCTGGGCGACGCTGAGGATGCGGGCGCCAACGTCACGGCGATGCTCGGTCCAGGCCGTGACGAGCGGCTCGTGGCGCTCGTGGAAGAGCTCGTCGGGCTCGGCGATGATCTCGACGCCGCACGAGCACAGGATCCACTCGAGGGCGTAGCGGATGTCCTCGATAGCGTGCCGTCGAACGGGCCGCGGCCGGTCCGGCGGCCAAGTGCCGAGCCCTGCTCGTGACGTGATCGCCGAGCGCTTGATCGCGCCGTAGATCGTCGGGATCGAGACGCCGTAGCGGATAGCCAGGTCGGCCGGCCGCGTGCCGCGGTAGCGGGCGACCGCGATCGAGCGACACTCGGCGTCGCTCAGCTTGTAGGCGCTCACGCCGACCACCGGACCCGCGGCCGGACCAGGGCGACGCCGGCGACGGCCACCACCGCGGCGATCGCCAGGAGCCAGGCACCGGCGACGAGACGTCCCATCGGCATCACCGGAGCACCGCGTAGATCGGGCTCGTCTCGATCGGGTCCCGGAGGTCGGAGGGCCGCCAGAGGTACGCCTCGACCATCGACCCGCCGAGCCCATGACTGAGCTCGCCGAGACCCGCCAGCGTCGCGGCCTGCTCGGCCGTGGCGTGTCCGAGCTCGCGCTTCAGCTCGGTGAATACCAGCCGGCGGTCACGGACTCTCAGCAGCACCACATCCGGCCAACCGACGCCGAGCGGGCCCTCGACGGGCACCTGCCACATGCCCCGCCGGTTCTGCATGGCCCGAAAATGCGCCCAGGTCCAGCCCAGGGCCTCGGCGAGATCCGTGACCTGGACCTGGAAGTCCCGCTCGGACAGGGCCCGCTCGCGGCGCTCGAGGTCGGTGAGACGGCTCACGTCTGCACCGCCGGTCGGTAGTCAGCGACGCAGCTCGAGTACGACCAGGCGATCGCCTCGTGGGCCGTGGCCGGGACGACCGCCAGATCCGTGCCGCAGGCGATGCAGCGGTCGGGCTCGCGCCGCTCGGCCGTGTCGGGCACCCGGAGCCAGTAGCGCTTGCTTGAGCCGTCAGGCTCGGGCGTCGAGTTGACGACCTCGACGACGCGCATTGGCGTCGGGCTCCGCGCCTCCCAGAGCGTGCCCCAGTCGTCGCGGCTAACGACCTTGCCGCCGGCGAGAGCCATGTAGCGCTCGGCACCGACCCGCTCGACGAGGACGCGCCGGATCTCGGCGTTACGCTCCTCGGCGATCCACTTCGCGGTGATCTTGTCGGCCGGCGTCTCGATGACGTTCGCCGGGACCCGGACGCCGTGCCAGGAGTACACGCCCCAGCCGTCGCGCCAGACGATCGCCGGGCCGCTCTCAGAGTGGAGGCGCCCGCGGTCGTCGAGCGAGATCCGCATCGGCCGGTCGCTGACCATCACGAACCGCTTGTGCGGCCACCACCAGCACGCGCTCTCGGCGGTCTCCTGGTAGGCCTTCGCCCGCTCCATCAGGTCGCCCGGCAGGGTCAGGCCGCAGACCTCGCGGAGGAAGCTGACGCTCGATGGCGAGGCCAGCCACCACCAGCCGCCCCAGCCCACCCAGAACTGGCCGCCGATGTATCGGTACCAGGTCGACGTGATGACCGCGTCCCTGACCGCGCCCCCGACCGCGTCCCTGACCGCGTCCCTGACCGCGTCCCTGACCGCGTCCCTGACCGCGTCCCTGACCGCGTCCCTGACCGCGTCCCTGACCGCGTCCCTGAC